AAGACTCATGGGCTAATCCTCTTGGATGAGTTGGTGGTACTGAAAGTAGTACCTTAAAGGAGCCAAAGGCTCCAAGTCAATACTAAGTCAGACAGCTCTGGCTCACGAAGTGAGACATGTCTGAGTATATTATTAGTCAATGTCTTTAGTATGAACTAAGTCAGACAGCTCTGGCTCACGAAGTGAGACATGTCTGAGTACACTATTAGTCAATGTCTTTAGTATGCAGTGTTTCGGCTATTCCTTGAGGACTATATTAGGACTATATTAGGACTATGTTAGGACTATGTTAGGACTACTGTTAGGACTACTGTTAGGACTATGTTAGGACTATGTTAGTACTGCTGTAATACATTGTGTATGTATGGGTATATATGTACTTCTTTGGGAGTTCTTTGGGCTATCCCCCGGTACCCCTCGGGACTACAACAGAACACACAACCCTTCTGTAGTTCTAGGTGATTACTAAAGGATCCTTAGGGATTCTTGGGGAGTTCTGAGGGATATCAAGGGGGGTCCCTGAAGTATGAAGGGTACCTTGATATATAGGGACTTACCCGTGTATCCTTGAGATAAACTTCTGTAATCTTTTAAGTACCTTATAGGAACACTAAGGGTTTTCTCTCAGATAATCTTTTAAGTACCTTATAGGAACACTAGTGAAGTAGTTAGGGTAGTACCATACTGGACACGGTAAGGAACTACCTTAAGAGATACGAGGGGGTCTCTGAGTAACTACATCACTGTACCTGTATCTAATATATATAGATATAATGGTCAGATACCCCCCTCAAAGAGTAGTAAGGATGTCTTAAGGGTTCTTAAGGAGTCCCTAAGGTTAACTACTACTGCTATACCTTCTTATATACTAGTAGGTTCCTTAGGGATACTATAGGTACTATAGGTTCCTTAGAAGCACCATGAGGTAACTACTCTTTTATTTATTTTGTATTGCTTAAAAACCTCTATGCCGGGGGTTACCTAAACGTAGTCTTGGAGGACTCCCTTTGGAAACTGAAATAAACAATAAAAGTTCGTCTATGACGAATAGACAGAAGCTGGCTTTAGCAGTAGAAGCACGTAAACGTAAGGATCTCTCAAGATACGAGGGGTCCTTTCAAGAGTTTGCCAAAGAACAGATCCGTATATTACCAAAAGATGCATCTAAAGGTTTCATACCCTTAGTTTTTAATGCAGCACAACAGATTGTAGACGATGCAATAGAGAAACAATTAAAGGAAACAGGCAAGGTACGAGCCATTATACTCAAAGCAAGACAGATGGGTTTATCCACTTACTCTTGTGGGCGTGTATACTGGAAGTCTTACCTGACACCATACAATAAGTCAGTAGTTATGGCTCATGACTCAGCAACATCCGATGCACTCTTTGCCATGTCCCGGAACATAATCCAGAATATGAAACCTGAGTTCACACCTATACTCAAGAAGTCTAACTCTAAGGAGATTGGGTTTGAACATAATGACTCAGGATATCGTCTGTACACAGCAGGTTCCCCTGAGGCTGGTCGTGGAACCACACCAACTATTGCTCACCTATCTGAGGTTGCTTTTTGGACTCATGATGCAAAGATACTTGCTGGCTTATTCCAAGGTATCTCACAAGCTGATGGCACAGAAGTAATACTGGAGTCTACAGCTAATGGTGTAGGCAATGAGTTCCACAGGTTATGGAAGGGTGCAGTTGCTGGTGAGAACGAGTACGTACCTATCTTTGTACCTTGGTTCCTTATGCCAGAGTACAGACGCTTTGTACTAGAACCTGAGATATTCTCAGAGACTATCACAGAAGCAGAGGAAGAACTACAAACCTTACACGGTTTGGATATTGAACAGTTATACTGGAGGCGTCTTAAGATAGCCGAAGGGGGTGTAGATAAGTTTAAACAAGAGTACCCATCTACAGCTAATGAAGCATTTATAGTTTCAGGATCTAATGTGTTTGACACTGGTAAGTTGATGAATACAAAAACTATACCATGTGTTAAGAAACAAAACTTTAGTATTGAATCATGTATGTTTGACGATCACAGGGAAGGACAACTGGAGATCTTTAAGTACCCTAAGTTTGACAGTAACTTCATCATCGGAGCTGACTGTGCCTTAGGTGTTGGACAAGACTACTCAGCAGCAGTAGTATTAAATGCAGACAGAGAAGTGTGTGCTGTCTACCGTAATAACAAGATAGACCCCACTCAATATGGTGATCTATTATTCTATTTAGGTAGATACTATAACAACTCTCTGCTTGCAGTGGAATCTAATTCCTTAGGTATAGCAACACTAAACCGATTAAAACAAATGGATTACGTGAACTTATACCATCAAACTAAAGTAGCTAATGTATCTAATGAGGAAGGTACTCGTCTGGGCTGGAGGACTACCCAAGCTACTAAGCCAATGATCATAGGGCATCTTAAGAACGCAATAGAGAATGATGACATAGCTCTATCGTCCCCCATTATCATACAAGAGTGTATGAACTATGTGGCTGATGCCAGTGGCAAAACAAATGCTATCTCAGGTTGTCATGATGACACAGTAATAGCAACAGCAATAGCCTTAGAGGTTCTTCGTACTCACGGAGACAGGCTGTCAACAACAAGGGTTTCTTTTAAGAACCAATCATTTGTAGTTGACAACACTCAATGGCTTTAAGTATTTCCCATAGTCCTCCACTATGAAAAGACGTTTGTTAAGGTTTCTTCGCGTATCGGGAAAGATAAGTAATGAAACCACCTAATTCTAATAGATTGATTTGTAGGGTGCTTACCCACATATAAGAGGTGTCGTGAATGACAAGTTACAATGAAGACGGATACAAAGTACAAGTATCTGATGAGGAGTTAAATACTCTTCTAGATTATAAGCTGACACAATCTAGTGCCAGTTTCTTAGATACCTCAGAGCTATCTGATGAACGTCAGAAGTCAACCTATGAATACGCGATGATACCTCAAGGGCATTTAAAGCCACAGGGTGTATCTCGTATTGTGTCGTCAGATACAGTTGAAGCAATTGAAGGTTACACTGCAGTGCTTTCTGAGCTACTGTTTGATAACAATAAGCTTGCTAAGTTTAAGTCTTATGACCGTACTCCACTAGCATATCATAGGGCTACTGCAGCCTCAGAGCTACTAAACCATTGCTTGTTCTCTAAGAACAGGGGTTGGTCAGTTCTAAACACATGGCTTAAGTCAGCCTTAATGTGGAAACTATCAGCAGTAACATGGACATACGCCTCAGAAGAAACTATTTCTTTTGAAGAGTACGAGACAATTGACAGCACTTCGCTTGATGTTGAGCTAGCAGATCCAGAGATCACCACAACAGGTGATATATATTTAGATGAACAAACAGGTAACTACCTTGATGTACGACTTAAGCGTACAAAAGTTACCAACAAAGTTGTTGTGTCAGCAGTACCACCTGAGTCTCTAAGAGTCGGTAGAGGGGCTACAGGTATACACGATGCATCCTTTGTAGGTTTTGAAGAAGAAATGACAAGATCCGAAATCAGAGAACGTTGGCCTGAACAGGCTGAAAGTGTTGATTGGTCAACTGTAGAGACAGGTGTGCACTACGCCACTGAACTCAACACAGATGCACTTGCACGTAAGCAAGCTATCGGAACAACCTTGTTGTTAGGTTCAGGTGATGACAATCAACTAGAAGCCACAGAGTCTGCTGTTATACTCCGCTGTTGGGTATATGTAGATCGTGACGGTGATGGCATAGCTGAACTAAAGTATATTGTACGTGTAGGGGACACTATACTAGAAGAAGAAGATGCAGATCATATCCAAGTAGCAACCTTCACACCATTCGAAATACCTTTCGAACTTGAAGGTTTATCTATGTCAGATATGGTTCGTCCTTCTACATTAGCATCTACAGCTATCTTACGTGGCTTTGTTGAGAATACATACTTAACAAACTATGCACCTAAGATTGCAGATCCCAATGTAGTAGACTTCTCTGCTTTACAAAACATGAAGCCCAAGCAGATCATTGCTTCTAATGGTAACCCACAAGGTGCAGTTGCATCGTTACCCCCAGAGCAAATATCAACAGGAACTGTACCACTACTTCAGTTCTTACAGGGTCACAAGGAACAAGCCACGGGTCTGTCTAAAGCAGCCCAAGGTCTTAACGATGCCTTATATGTGTCTGGAAACTCAGAAGCTAAGGTGTCACAAGTGCAGTCAGCTGCACAACTACGTATACAATTTATCGCTCGTAGATTCATGGAAACTGGTGGACGGGAACTCCTTGAAGGTATCTACCGTACAATGCGAAAAGAAATGCGTGGTGGGTCTGTAGGAGACTACACTGGAAATCAACGATATCTCGATGTGTTAATAGATGATTTACCCGGAATCGAGTATATGTCTGTAGAAGCAGATGTTGGTGATGCCAGTAACCAGACCCAGTTACAGAAGTTACAAATGATAGGTCAACAAATCCTCCCAGCCCTTAGGGACGCTGGTGCAGGTGCTGTTGTAGCTCCAACTGCAGCTTCGACTATTGCAGTACAAGCGTTTGATGCTTTAGGTTTAGACCCTCTAGATTATCTTATAGATATAAATACAGATGAGTTTAAAGCCAAGGCAGAAGAAGGTCAAAAGAAAGATCAGGAAGCTAAGGCAAAAGCCGCAAAGCTTGAAGAGTTGACACAGAAGTTAGCAGTAGATTTACAACAAGCTAACATTGACTACACAAACGTACAAGCCCAGAATGCCATTCAAGATAATCTTAAGCAACTTATGGTTGCACTGGATAAGTCTGAACAGGAATGGTCGAAGTTAGCCTTAGATGCTGGTAAAGAACAGCAGCCTATGCCCACCAAAACTAACATTGACACGCTGTATGCAAAGGCACAAGCACTTGTGACTAACGTCATGACTACTACTGCTGGAGCAACAGCTGCCCCAACTGCACCTGAAGAGGCCCCTATGGGAGCACCTCCGGGAGTACTTGGATAAGGGGGTGATACTGTATCTGACTGCATGGGGTCTCAGTCTACATAATAGACCCCAAACCTAATTAACAAAGAGACTAACACAGATGAAGAAGTATAAAACTGGTATTGACAAGAAGGTCAAGCCGCAACTTCAGTCTGATGGTAACTACCGTCCGGGACCATTCGCGGATGCCAAGACTGCTTTAGCAAAGGCTACTTTCTCTAAGAAAGAGAGAGATGAGTTCTTTACTGAAGCGTATGGCGACATACTATCAGATCTATTTATGAAGTGGCTAAACACGGAGGCACACTGCACCAAGGAAAGAGAATATCTCTACCATGTGGCTATGGGCTTAGGCTCCGTTAAAGAACGATTGATTCAGATAGAGACTTACGGTTTCAACCAAGAGTACATTGATCAATCACATTTAGAAGATGAGGAACAAGATAATGATTCCAACTAATACGCTAGAAGAACTCCATAAAGCTGAGTTAGACTTACAACGATCCCAAGTATCCCTAATCCGAGAGATGGGGAGAGGCCACGAGAAGAGCCGATTACATGCTGGTACCCTACAAGCAATGTCATCCGCACTAACCTTCGTGCAAGATAAGATCGTAGGCCATCCTGACAGCAAGCCCGTAAAGGCACCTGTTGCAGCACAGGCCAAGAGTAAGACCAAGTAAATGAGGACTATAAGGGATAATAAATTATGAGCAACGAAAACATTCCAGCATCTACCTCCAACGGAGATGACGCTGCTTTCAATGCTGGTCAACAACCACAGAGTTTTGATGACATTCCAGTACCGATGGGGCCAATGGCCAAACATTTAGGTATCGAGATTGATCTACCAGAAGACGATGTAGAACTTGACCCGGAAGATTCTGTAGATGAAGTTCCCACTGAAGACGATACAGAGGAAGACGATACACTAGATCAAGAAGATGACACTTCAAATGAAGAAGATGGTGAAGAGGATGATGATGAATCTGCCCAAGACACCGACTTACTCACAGAAGAGGATATTGATTGGGACTATAAAGTACCAGTTAAGATCGATGGAGTTGAGCAACACTTAACTCTTGAAGAACTCCGTAAAGGTTATGCAACAGATCAAAGCTTGTCTAAAAAGGGAAACAAGATTAGTGAACAACGTAAGGAGTTTGAGACTGAACAAAGTAGCAAACTTCAAGAACTAACAGGCATGGCTGCATTACTGCAAGAACAACTTCAAGGTGAAGAAAATGAACTTGCAGCTGAGTACCATAGCTTTGATGATAAGATTAAGGAAGCCCGTAAAGAGGGTAACACTTATGAAATCACAGAACTGAAAGATCAACGCGAAACTGCACAAGATGCATACTGGAACGCTCGAAAGAAACGTGAAGGTGTTGCACAAGCAATCCAAGAGAAACAGCAATTAGAGTATACGCAACAGCAAGAAATAATTGCAGCTAAGTTTAACGAGGATATTGCTACACTTGTACCATCATTCATTGATGACGCAGATTCTATCAATCAATTTGCATTAGACGAAGGTATACCACCAGAGCTAATGTCTTTTGTAAACGATGCAAATGTTGTTAAGTTTATTGACGATTACCGAAAGCTAAAGCTAAAGGTATCTAAAGGATCTGTTAAGCGTAAGGCAACGCCTAAAGCTAAATCAGCCCCAGTTAAGAAAGGCATGAGCCGTTCGTCAAAGCAAGCAAAAGCAGACTCTTCAGTTCGTAATAAAGTTCTTACAGGTGAAGGTTCAGAGAATGATCAGTTAGCATTCTTAAAGAATCTATCCAAGTTCCGCTAATCCTTAACTTTTTACTTTTTATTTATAAGGAATATTTAACATGGCAGGACGTAATTTCGCAACAGGCGGCCCAAAAGCGGCAGCTGGAACTACTAGTTTAGGTGTATCTGAACGTGAAGACTTAGCTAATTTTATTACTATGATCACACGTGATGACACTCCATTTTATTCATCTATCGGCAAGACTAAGTCTAAAGGAATCCTACACGAATGGACTACTGATGAATTAGCAGCACCCGGTTCTAACCAAGTGGCTGAAGGTTCTTCTTACTCCACTACTCATGCAGCTCAAACTGCAGAGCCTATGCGTACTCGCTTGGGTAACTACACTCAGATCAACTCTAAGACTGTTGAAGTATCTGGTTCTAAGCGAGCAGTTGATCAAGCTGGCGTTGCAGACGAGTATGCTTACCAGTTGAAGAAGCGTGGTACTGAACTTCGACGTGACGTTGAGCATGACTTGGTCCACTCTTGGAACTCTTCAAATGGCTCAGGCACTCGTAAGATGGGTGGTTACCAAGCTTTCACCAATGTTAACGTTGTTAATGCTGGTAAGGCTGATGGATCTGCATACACTGCACCTAGTGCTACAGGTGCTGGTACTTGTGGTGTTATCGTACGTGGTGCTAATGATGCTAACTTGCTTGCTCTTGAATTGAGCAACGTTGATGACGCAATGCAGACTATTTATCAGGAAGGTGGTAAAGCCACTGTCATGATGACTTCACCTGCTAACAAGCGTAAGTTCTCTGCAAAAGCTCAAGCTGCTGGATCTAACGTATCTCGTAACATTGATGACAGTGGTAAGCTTCGCCAATCAGTTGAAATGTATGACAGTGACTTTGGAACTATTAAGATCGTACCTAACTACATTATGGGCTTGGCTCATAACACAACTGGTAACGCCACTACTAGTTCTAAGGATTTCTCTGCATTAGTTTATGATCCACAATGGTACAACATTGCTACCCTTCGTGCTCTACATGAGACTGAAGTAGGTCAGGCAGGTGACAGCACCATTGGTCAGATCGTAGAAGAATGTTCGCTAGAAGTTCGCAACCCCTCAGGTTGTGGATTGATCGTTGGTTTGCTTGGTTAACCACTAAGCTATACAAAGGGGTCCTCCAAAGGGACCCCTCTTTTTTCAGGAGGACACCATCTCATGGGCTTTAAATCTCAGGAAGATAACAAACACAGCTTTAACGTAGAAACAGATTTAAGTAACTTTTCTTTATCTCAAGACGTTAGTGCATACCGTGACTACGCAAAAGAATCTAGAGACATCTATGATGCTTCTGGTGCAGCTAGTCACTACAGATCATTTGCAGTGATACCAGATATTGTTGCAATAGACATACTCACCAATCATAAGATTGACATTAATGCTCAAGACTTTATGAGTGATAAACCATTAGTTGCAAGACTTAAAAAGATTATAATCTCAGAGTACCCAGATCTGCTTACGCATGGTCAGTCTCGGAGATACTAAAGAGGATATAATAAATGTCAACTCCAAAGTATACTGCATTAGTCGCCAAGGTACGCGATTGGGCAAACAGGGACAGCTCCGTGTTATCGGATTCGCTAGTTGCTGATTTTATTGATTACTCTGCAGACTTATGTTACAGAGAACTACGCATCCCTCCTTTGGAGTTTACACATCAGTATGCAGCAATCACAACTGCTGGTGAAACATCTCTTCAGATTCCACCAGATGTTACTGAGATACTTATGTTTCAAGTGAAAGACAGCGCAGGTAACTCGTTAGTCTTTGATAATAAATTAGACCTTAGGTCTTTCACAGATAAACACACAACAAAAGAACATGGTTCATTTACCCGTAAAGGGTCTGAGTTATTGTTCCACCCTGCAGCTTCGGTAGGAGACATATACGAAATACATTATTATCGTAGATTGTTTGATATGGATTCTACATATGTTGTCAGTCAAGCTAACATAGATGCTGGTAATACTACTTCATCTAACTCAGGTGTATCAGGTGCTGTTCAGATTGGAGGAGCATACTACATAGGTAACGAAGTTTCTAACTGGTTACGTGATGAGAACGAACGTATTCTTTTATGGGGTGCATTGCATCACGCCTTTGAATACCTAGGTAGTGATGACCAAGCAGCTAAATACCTTAATAAACAAATGGCAGGTATCAACGAATTAAATAGTGAAGAGAAGAAACGTAGGGTTTCTGGTGCTTCTAATGCAGCCACTTACCAAGTGTCTGAGTTACTATAAGGGGACCACATAGATGGCTATTACATATTCTCCTAGCGCTTCGGGTGCTGGGTTAGTAAACAACGGAGCCGAAGGTGGTTCTTTTAGAAGTGAAACAACAAGTGAACTTGCATCTTCATTAACAGCAGCTGGCGCAGCTAACTTGTCTAAAGTTGCAGCAGCTTTGTCAGCTGCAAATGCAGCAGCAAGATTAGTGTCTACAAACGCTGATGTTGTATTGACCAATGCAGACGTAGTCTTAACTCATGCTGATGTGGTGTTGACACATGCAGATGTAGTTCTTGCAGAAGCAGACAAAGTTCAAACCGGGTTAGACCGAGTCGCCACTGCAGCTGATAGAGCAGCTATCGTAACATTGTATGATACATTTGATGACAGGTACTTAGGTACTAAATCATCAGACCCAACAGTAGATAACGATGGTAACTCTTTGTTAACAGGTGCTGTTTACTTTAACAGTTCACTAAACAACACTAAGTTTTATAATGGTTCAGCTTGGGAAAACCCTGAAGCTACTGCAACATCTGGTGCTAATACTGCAACCACTCAAGCAAACAACTCAGCTGGATCAGCTACTGCATCCGCTAATTCTGCAACTGCCTCTGGTAACTCAGCAACAGCAGGAGCTAACTCTGCGACAGCATCGGCTAACTCAGCGACAGCTTCAGCTAACTCTGCGACAGCATCAGCTAACTCAGCAACAACATCTGCTAACGCAGCTACTGCAGCCCTTGCATCTAAGCTATCGTTAAGTGGTGGTGTAATGACAGGTGCTGTTACCACTAACAGTACTTTTGATGGTCGTGATGTATCTGTAGATGGTACTAAACTAGACACTGTTGAAACCAACGCTACTGCAGATCAAACTGGTTCACAGATTAAAACTGCTTATCAAGCTGAGACTAACGCTTTCACTGATTCACAGTTTACTAAACTATCTAATATTGAAACCAGTGCTACTGCAGATCAAACTGGTGCACAAATTAAAACTGCTTATCAGGCTGAGACTAATGCGTTTACAGACGCTCAGTTTACTAAACTATCTAATATTGAAACTAGTGCTACTGCAGATCAAACTGGTGCACAGATTAAAACTGCTTATCAGGCTGAGACTAACGCTTTCACTGATTCACAGTTTACTAAACTATCTAATATTGCAGACAATGCTAACAACTATTCGCACCCATCAAATCATGCTATATCTGTTGTTACTGGATTACAGGCAGCGTTAGATGCTAAAGCAACAACGACTTCAGTTAATAATTTAGCAACAGTATATGATCCTATTGGTACCTCGGTAGCAATGGCAATAGCCTTAGGAGGTTAACCAACAATGGCAAATACATTTAAGAATGCAGGTGTGGCAATTGGTACGTCACGCACAACATTATACACAGCACCAGCTAACACTCAGTCAGTTATACATGCACTATACATCTCTAATATTGACGGAGTAAACGATGCTAACGTAACAGTAGAGGTTACAATAGATGGTGGCTCAACCTATCGGCACATTTGTAAAACAGTCCCTGTGCCAGCAGACTCTACTTTAGTTCTGGATAAACCTATTAACTTAGAAGCTGGAGATATTCTTGGATTAACTGCATCAGTTGCAGGTGATCTTGAAGTATTTGCAAGTGTTCTAGAAATTGCTTAAGGAGATAATTTATGTCCTATATAGGCCATGTCGATGGGTTTGCATCAGTACAAGCAGCATTAGCAAAGTATAAGTTTGTAGCAACAAACAACCAGACTACATTCACAGGTGCAGATTCCAATAGTAATACATTAGCTTATATAGCATTTAATATTATTGTAACCTTGAATGGTGTTACATTAGACGAAAGTGATTACACTGCAACTAATGGGACTCACATAGTTTTAGCTGCGGGTGCTGCCACAGGTAGTGAAATAGTTATACTAACTTTTAATGATTTTGCAGTAGCTAATACTTACACACAGGCCCAAACACAGACGTTTATTAATACACAACGTCCTGCTCTTGGCGTCAATGGAATCATTAGAACCAATGCCAACACTATCAGTGAGAACATCACAATCCCAGCCAATACTAATGGTATGAGCGCAGGTCCGATAACTATTGCTGATGGTAACACAATAATTCTAAATGGCACATGGAGTATCGTATGAGTACATTAGAACTAAAAGAACTATCCGCACCAGCAGGTGAGGTGATTAAGATTGCAGCAGGTAAGACCTTAGACTTGAAGAGTCAGGGTACAACTACGTTACCCACTGGCTCAGTGTTGCAAGTTGTTAGTCACTTAGACACCGCACAGACTACCCAAACTTTATCTACAAGTGACACTGTGGTGGGTAATATGGAAAAAGCAATTACGCCCAAAGGCACAAATAGTAAGTTTCTTGTTTATGTTAGATGGTTAGGTGAAGTTGGTAATGCACACGATTGCGTATTTAATATCCAAATGAATACGACAAGGGTAAACATAAATGGTCAAGGGTCGCGTCACGGATTGACTGTCCCTGTGACCAGTTTTGATGACGGCAACAACGATGATTCAACGCCTGAGTCTGCAAACTTTCAAACTCTAGTAAGTACGTCCTCAGTCATAGGAACAGCTATAACCTTTGCCTTAGTTGCTGAAAGTAACTATGGAGCACCTTTTGCAACCAACAGAACTATCGGAGGAGGTGCTCAAGAACGTGGCACATCCGAGATAATTATTACGGAGATACAAGGATAATGGCTTCTAAACTAAAAACAGACGTTCTTGAGACTGTCTCAGGTAGTGGCACGATTGCATTGACCAACCAGTTGAGTGGTATGACGAGTGCTAGCATGGCTAGCGGTAGTGTATTGCAAGTTGTTGAAGGCTCAAGCACAGCAGCATTTGCAAGCACATCATCAAGTTTTGTTGATTTGGGTTTAAGCGTATCAATAACCCCTACGTCAACATCATCAAAAATTAAAGTAGAGTATTCACTACAAAATATATATTTAGCAGCAGCTAATAATGGAGCCTCTTTTCGTATTGTAAGAGATTCAACTCCATTATATACACCTGCTGATAAATATATGCTCTACACCGCTGCTGCAACGAATGTCTACACCAGCTTTAGTGATGTTGACATAGACTCTCCTGCGACAACTTCAGCAGTAACTTACAAGATACAGATGGCCGTATACAACACGAATGGAAACATTACTATCAGTGAGCTTGGCAGGTTTCAAAAGACAATTATAGTAACAGAAATTAAAGGATAACAAGCTATGAACACAGTAGACGCACTACAATCCCTTACTCCAGCAGCCCAGTGGGTTCTCCGTGGAGACGAGCTAGAGTGGTTAGACACCGAGCAAACAGAACCAACAGCAGCAGCATTAGCAGCAGAAGTCATTCGTCTTCAAGCGGCTTACGATGCTCAAGCATACGCACGTTCACGTAAAGTTGAATACGACAAATTGAATCAGGACGAAATGCGTTTTGACGATTTAGTTAATTCAACGACAACTTGGCATGATGCCATTGCTGCTATAAAAGTAGCTATACCCAAACCATAGGAGTAGTGAGATATGACTACAACTATAACGGGTGCTACTGGCATTGATAATATTAGGGCAGCTACGGGTGCTGTGTTGCAAGTTGTTAGTGTGCAAGGCGCACTTGTATCCACGGTATCTGTAACCAGCTTTACTGACGTAATAAAAGCCAGCATCACGCCTAAATCATCCTCTAGCACAATCACCATACAAGTAGTAATGAGATGGCAAGAAGGCTCATCCATTTCGTCTTTCAAAGCCCGTCTATTTGATAAGACAAACTCAACTCTCGTCAATGGAGGAGGCAGTTATGGACAGTATAACAGCGGCTCTACGAATATAATCAGTATGTACCCCATGAATGGAGTTGTTTCTAATACAACTACAACTGCTAGAGAGTACTCCTTTCAGGTATACAAGGTAAGCGGGGCTGTCTCTATTGACGTTAACGGCTATGAAACCACTTTAATCATCACGGAGATCGCAGGATGAGCAGAGCAAGAAACATGGCGACTCTTCTGGATGCTGGTGGTGATGTACTGGCTAGCGCACTTGATAATGCACTAGGTGGTCCATCACTAGGTACAGCTTCAGTAGTAAGAACCAATGCCAAAGTAATAGCAGAGAACATAACCTTTGCTGGTTCAGAAAATGGTATGACTATAGGGCCGATTACAGTGAACTCAGGGAAGACAGTAACAGTGGCCTCTGGGTCAACGTGGGTGGTCTTATGAGTACAGTCAAAGCAAATGATCTAATGAAGGTAGATGGTGGCATACCTACAGTTAAGGGTCAGAAGTTAATCCCGACAGCTTGGGTAAACTTTAATGGTACTAGCACAGTGGCTATCAGGGACTCTGAGAACGTGAGTAGTATTACTGATTCGGGTACTGGTGATTACACTGCTAACTTTGCTGTAGCTATGGCAAATACAAACTATGCAGCAAGCTCTAACGTAGAACCTACTGTGAGTAATGGAGGTTCAGACACTTATATTTCCAGCTTAGCTACTGCAAGTTGCCGTCTAAATCACTTTGAAGTGGGAACAAGAAGGGATGGTAATCCTTGTAACGTAATAGTAATGGGAGGCCAAGCATAATGTC